AGGTGGGTTTTCAGTATCTCCAAATGTTTCGAGGAATGTGTAGATGAGTCCCGAGACATCCTTTCTATCTTCAGAGAAATCACCCTTCAACCAATGTCCAACGAAGAGAAATGCAAAATCTTCTTTGACGTTTGAAAGCGATTCTTCAATGCTTTCTTCCTTCGGTGCGTTTCTATCATAAATGTCAAGTCGAAGACCTTCATGGAGAATTTCAATTGGTGTTGTTAGTTCGAGTTGACCAATTGGTTGGTTTGTTGCCTTGTCTCTCTTTTCATATTTAGAGTTTTCGAAAACACTCTTCGCGTGTTTCGACGGTACAATAACAAGATTCATTCTATTACACCCTTCAATCCACTCACCAGAACAAATGTCTGTTTCTACACCGGCAGTAATTCCAATGTTGTACTTCCCTACAGGTTGAAATTCATTCGGAATAGTACATTGCATCCAGATGTCAGGTTGTTCTGTAAGTCCGGGGATAATTGAATCGAGAATCTGCTTATGTTCGGGATTATTCGCATCGAGAGCATTCATCGGAGTCATACCCCAATTTATCGAAATGACCTTGATGTTGAACTTTTCCATTCTGAAAAGAGAAATCAAAAGGTCTCGTGCGTGTTCACCATATCCACTACGTGTTGCAATCGGCCCACAAAATACTAAGTTCGGTTTATTATTCATGTCTCATCCTTATAGTGTATGTAACTCAAATCGTTTTGCAGGTCTCCATGTTTGGAGACAACCTTCGATACTATCAACAACACGTTGACACATATTAGAACGACTCATACCAACCTCAGGATTGTTGATGAACTCAACACCCTTCAATCCAGCGGATTTACGTTCTTCCTTCGGTGTCTTATACCATTCATAAAGTGCGTTACCAACTTCACGAAAATCTGCACGGTCATCAAAGATATACGGAGTTGGTACAGAACCTTGAAGTGAAATGTTTGATGGCCATACTGGCTTTACCCATTCACCGTGTTGAATTGTTGACCATTCTTCCTTACGGTGTAATGTCTTCACTTCAATATAATCATCGGCTGTAAAATACTTACCTGTCTTTGGATTGATGAAACCACATTGGTCTTGAAGACCACCGGTTACGTTTACAACAATTGGTGTTCCAGCAGAAATTGCTTCGGCTGTTCCGAGACCAAATCCTTCGTTTGATGCCATGTTGACAACAACATCAGCGACGTTGTAGAGTACGTTGAGCGCCTCGCCTGGTAAAATCTTATCAGAGAACATAACAGGATAAGGACAAAGTTCTGAAACAACTGCTGTCAAGTCTGTTCCATTAGGGTCAATTGGTGCACCGTGCATTACAAGTATTGCATCGTTATGTGGATTACCACCGGCTTTTTCAATTTGTTCACACAAGTGTTTGTAAGCCAATACTACATCACCGGGATGCTTACGGTGAATATTTCGGTTGTTCCAAAAAACAACGAACTTATCTGAATTGTTTCCACGAATCTTGTTTGATTCATTCACCAAATCATTCCAATGTTTATCACCCTTAGTAATTGGATGATACATACTTGTATCAATTCCATGTGGAACGTATGTGATTCTGCCATCTTGAACAGAACCTTCAAACCTCGTAAGAACTCTTTGATTGATTCCGTATGTTTGTTTTGAGATTGCCATGAGTAGGTCACAACTTGAGTATGCTTCTTTATTCCAATATGGGTCTGGAATATCATCCCAAATGTTTAGATACATAAGTGGAACCGATGTGCGAATTTCCTGTTCCATCGCATACAACCAATCCCAAAAACGTGGGTCGGTGAAGTGGAGAATTGCATCTGGTTTTTCTTGGTTGATAAGATGACGAATCAGGAATGGATCACCGTAACCATCATTACAGTAAACTTTCACAGATGCATCTTGAACACCCGTTACATTCTTTGCATCTTCTGAAAGGTCAAGTGCCTTTCCTTTATCAGGGTGATTGATTGCGGCACCAACTTGAACCCAATCATACTTGTGTACGGTTCCGATAACCATATCACGTGAGACTGTGGCTATGCCACTTGTTAGACGTAGATCGTCCGAAAGCAGTAGAATCTTTTTCTTTGCCATATGAAACCTTTTATTACGAAACTTGTTTACGAATAAATATCGACGTGTGGAATTATTACAGCAATAAGTGTGGCTTTGCTTCCACCAAACCATTTTGTGTAATAAGGACATGATTAGAGTTCGCCCTAAACTCCACTAAGTTTTGGGCACCAACGTAAGACATGGCAGAACGAACACCATCCTTGATGTCAGAGATGATTCTTCCAACTTTACCTTTATATGGAATCAGCTTAGAATTACCCTCAACATTCTTTTCTTCCAACCCATGTACCTTTTTTGTTTCCGCTGATGCAGAACCACGGTACTTCTTGAATAGTTGTTCATCTGGCCACATTCCCATTCGTTGAATATCACCGGGACTTTCTCTCGTACCGGCAAGAAGTGAACCTAACATAACAGAGTCAGCCCCAAGTGAAAGTGCCTTTGCAACATCACCTGTTGTTTTGATACCACCATCAGCAATTACAGGAACATCTTCACCTGACTCACCAACACCACGTAGACATTCCCAAAGTGCAGTGACCTGTGGGATACCAACACCTGTTCTGATTCTCGTTTCACAAAGTGACCCGTTACCAATACCAACACGGATTGCATCAGCTCCCCACTTTGCTAAGTTATATGCCCCTTCTCGAGTTGCAACATTTCCGGCAATTATGTCAATATGACCAGGTAGGTTCAACTTACACCAATTCAGTGCACGATGTACGAGTTGAGTGTTACCATGAGCAACATCGAGTAGAATTACAAAAACGTTAGCATTCGCAAGTTCTTGAGCACGTTCTTTGTAATCACCAGTAACACCGATAGCCGCGGCTCTATATGTAACGTTTCGTAGTTTTTGAACCTCATTTACTTGAGACTCGATTGACATAAATCTATGTATGACTGTTGCACAACCTTCCTGTTCAAGTGCAACTGCCATATCACCTTCACTAACAGTATCCATTGGAGCGGCAACTATTGGTGTGTGTAAGTTATAGTTACGAGTGAACCGTGTTGAAAGTAGACAGTCATTTCTACTATTGACCTCACTATACTTCGGAACGATTTGAATATCGTCATATGTGTAGGCATATTTCATCATACATGAACCCTGTTTTTTATTGGACATAATTCGTCGTTGTCTTTGAACTCACAGAATCGGCAGTTGTTTCCGTTCTCACCGGCTTTTGCAATATACTGAATGTCTCCACGTTTGTTACCGTCCGTGTCAAAAACGGTCGTGATAAACTTCTCCACTTCTTTCACAATGTTTCCCTGTGAAACCTTACCATGTGCCGGTGCGAATCGTTGTACACGTTTCTTCATCGCCGCGTATTCCGCGTTCTCATCAATCTTACGTTTCAGAATGAGATACTCAATATCTATGTCATCGGGGTGGATGTCATATTGTTTCGCATAGTACGTCTTGTACAGAACTAACTGTGCAGTCTTTACTTTATCAGACTTTGCATACTTACCCCATCCGTTTGTTGAAGTTTTGAAGTCATAGATATGAATCTTGCCAGTCTTCAAATCTCTCATGACCAAATCAAGAAAACCAACAAGACGAACAGTTGGATGCGATTCTAACGGAATAATGTTGATCGGCTTTTCAATACCAACGAGTTCCCAACCCTTCTTCATGAAGAATTCTTCACGTCTGGCTTTGAACCAACGAATGATTTCAATACCATCACTTAGGTGTTCTTGCATTTCATCACGGTGTGAAAAATGTTGATTGTTGTTTTCAGCCAACATCTTCTTGTACTCAGAACTCATTTTCTCCTTCAGTAAATCCTCCAACGGCAATTCATTCGCCACCTGAACACTGGAGGTGTATAGGAGTTCTAAGTACTTTTGAAGTACCTCGTGCATTGCAGTACCAAACACAAGTGCAATCGAAGGTGACGGTATAGAGACTTTATCAATGTAGTTTAGTTTCCAACGATGAGGACATCCCTTCCACATTTGATATTGTGAGAATGAAATTCTAGCTGCCGGCATATTTTGTCACTTTCAATGGAGTGAAGATGTTTACCATCGGTAAATTACCAGTATCATAGAAAATACCCGTGTAGTTTCTCGATGCGGTTTCAAACATAGCATCCCAATCCATTCCGTAACCACCACCCAACAAAGCGTGTATCACCGCATATGCCTTTTTATCTGTTCTCTCGAACTCTTCTTTATTCTTCTTATACTCGGTCAGGGCATCGTTCAGTGCAAGAATCTTACTGCCATCGACCTTCGTTGTGTACAGTGCACGTGATGCAGACTTTATCTGATACTCCACCTTCGTGAGGTCTGTGTAGTAAAATACACGTGGGAACTTAGAACGCTTGTACTCATTCCAAGAATAAGAAGACCGCTTCTTCACAGTCTCTTGGGGGTCAAGTGTAGTCTGTTCTCCCATATCTTCACGTGAGAAGTGATAGAGATTTACTGTACCAGATAGAGTAGTTGATTCATTCAGTTTCTTTTTCATACGTTCTCCCATTCAAATCTCTTTATACCGTTTACCTCATATGGACTATTTCCAAAGTGACCGAGTAAAGCAGTTACACTGTAAATAGGTGTCTTCAATCCCAATCGAGAAATAATACCACTCGGTGTCAGGTCTTCAGGCGTAAGTGTACCTAATCCAAATTCCCTACCAGTTGTTGGGTCATAGATTCTATATGATACGGGATACTTCTCACCAATTGCATATGCGAGTTGAACCTTCACCTTGTTTACATCACCATTCTCTTTCAGAGTCCGTAGTGCAATATGACGAGCCATGTAAGCGGCAGAACGGTCAACCTTACTTGGGTCTTTACCTGAGAAGGCACCACCACCAATTTCACAGTCTGCGCCATATTGGTCAACTACAATCTTTCTTCCCGTCAAACCACAATCCGAGATAGGCCCACCGATGTTCCACGTTCCTGCTGGATTGATGTGCCACTTTGTCTTTTCGGTAAACAGTGATTGCAATTTAGTGTCCAACCTACGTATTACATCACGTCTAATTTCATTGTGGAACATCTCACGTAGTGATGTTAGTGTATATGATTCGTCGTGACACATAGAAAGAACAACATTGTCAATGTGCTTTGGAACACCATCCTCGTAGTAAATGGAGACTTGACCCTTCATATCTGGTCGTAGTTTCAAATCATCCTTACGTGTAAATGCCTCGTGCACAAACTGTCTTGCCAAATAGATTGGAATCGGCATGAATGTTGGAGTTTCTCTCGTTGCATAACCAAACATGATGCCTTGGTCACCTGCAGTAAGTTCATCACCAACTACAACAGCATTGTGTATCTCGGGTGCCTGTTGGGAAATGTTTAGGTGGATGTTTACCATGTCACTGTTGAAGTATGGTACACTACTGTTATACCCCGTTTGTTGAATAGCAAATCTAACAGCACCACGAATATTATCATCACTCAAGTTTGCAGTCGATGAAATTTCACCACAGACATAAACGTCTAAGTTCTTCACCATCACTTCACAGGCAACCTTTGCATCAGGGTCACTTTCAAGATAGAGATCAAGAATACTATCTGAAATACAATCGGCAATCTTATCAGGATGACCGGGTGAAACATATTCAGAAGTCCAAATGTATGATGACATTACTTACCCCACTTACCGTTTTGAACAAGTTGTGCAATGATACCGTAAACTGAAATATCTTTGAATGTATCTTCGAGTGATTCGCCAACGGCATCTTGTGAACCAAACATAATCATTTGTTTGTAGCGATTGATTTTATCATTGAGACGGAAGAACAAACCTTGAAGTGATAACTTACGATCTTGTTCTCTCTCAAGAGTTGTTCCCAATGAGATGTTATCTGGCCCGTAGTTAGATTGTTTACGGCAAAAGAGCTCGTACTGTTCACGTTGAATTCTCTTGAAGTCTTCAGTCATAACAGGAAACTTCTCTTCCATCTGAGCAACCACATCGTTCGGGTCTTTCTTCTTTCCCAAGTCAATTTCTTTTATCGCCATCTTTGTTGTCCTCATTTTAGTGTCTTTAGTTGTTTCTTGAATTTCTCAACGTCTTCTTTCTTTGTTCCATATGCCTCCAATATACCGATGAGTTCATCAGGATTGGTCTTGGACAAGTCTACAATATACTCATAAACTACCTTTTTTCCAAGTTGATAATGCTGAGAAAACACTTCGACGAACGCCTTGTCTATCTCAGATTCTTTCTTCTTCTTTATGTACTTCAGGAAGAGGTTGGACTTTGGTAGTACGTCATGTAACATCTTGTAGTAGTTTTTGGAGTTGAGGATGCCATTACTATACTTTTGAAAGTCGTTCATGGCATCCGTCAGTTCCATCTCCATAGAAAACCAACGGGTGACGATATAATTGTTCCACACCTTTTGGTCTTCTTCAGAAAGAGCTTCCCATTTGGTTTTATCCTTGGTCACACCCTTTATCAAATCAAACAAGGACTTAGCCATTCTGTCCAAATCCTGTTGGTAAAAATTCCCGATTGATGTTTCCACACTCAAGACAAGCATACGTTTCAAGTGGAACGATTGCTTCCTTTCCCGTTGGAGACATGAGAGCCGAAATCTTCTTGAAGAATGTCACGGAGTGGAAGAAATGTCCTCCACACTTTTCACAAGTAATATCTTGTGCATCATTCAAGTTTACATTCACACGTTGTGGTTGTGGTGTTTGTTCTCCACCACTCAGGTCAAATACATTGCTCATAGTTATTTCCTTTGGTCAATTTCCATAATTAGTTGAATAAACATTGCCATCGCATTTATTTCGTGGTCTACTACCATCGCATCTTTATATTGTGATTCCGCGATAATCAGAATAGCCGTTGACACAAAACCATTGGCATATTCTTCCACGTGTTCATAGAGATAATGAAACAGTGGTGTGTAATCACGGATTGAGTTGTCAGCGAGAATCTGACGAATCTCTGTGTACTTTTCTTTCTTGTTCTTACTCGACTTCAATACATCAACAATCGTTGAGTAAAAGTTGTTCTGAACAAGTGTTGACTTATCAAGTTTTAGTTTTCCATCGAGAATACAACGTTGTACTGTATTCAGAACACGACGAATATCAGGATAAGTTATGTTGATGATTTGTGCTAAATCTTCCTTTGAGAACTCCACGCCTTCCGATTCAAGGATTCCCATCGTGTGAACTGCAACATCTTTCTTGGATGGGGGAACGATGTTGAAGATTTGACACCGAGATTGAATCGGGTCAATAATCTTGTCCACGTAATTACACGTTAGGATAAATCGTGTTGTCTTGCTGAAGGTCTCCATGATGTTACGGAGAGCAGCTTGTGCATTTGGAGTGAGATAATCGGACTCGTCGAGAATGATAATCTTCAAACCACCGAAACCGATTGACGATGCGAACTGCTTGATTTTGTCTCGGACGGTATCAATGGAGTTCTCATCGGAAGCATTTATGTAAATGTAATTGTCTTTTGAAACTGTGTTGGCTACAATCTTCCTCCTTTCC